CTGAAGCTTTGCGGTCAGTGTCGCAAAGCTGTTTCCCGCCACTCCTGCGGTTTTCAGCGCTGCTTCAACCGCAAGGATTTGATTCTTGAGCTTATTGAACTCAGTCGATCCAATCTCGGCAACACTGAATGATTGCTGCAAATCGGCTAACTTCGCCTGCAACCCCGCAATGCTGTTGACTGGCGCTTGGAACGCTTCCTGAGCCGCTGCCCCAGCCTGGCGGGCCCGCTCCTCAGCCTGCCTGAAGCCGGCTTCCAGCTGCGAAGTGTCCGCACGGACAACCAGAACCGCATCACCCAGATTCTCCGCCATGCAGCCCCCGTTCTCCCTCTAGTTTGCCGCCGCGGCAACCTAGGGCATGAGCAGCGCACTTCCGGCCAACGCCACCGCGACCTTCGACGTGGTAGACGTCGGCACCGTTGAGGATCCAGTAACCGGGAACATCATTCCCGCCACCGAGCAAATCACCGTGGCGATGTTCCTTCGGGAAGGTGGCCGCAGCAGTTCCGGCTTCCCCGGCAGCGACACTGATCAGCTCACCATGGAGGGTTATGCGGTCAACCCTCAGGCGCTGGACGCCAGGATTCAGGCTGGCGTGACCGGCTCGCTGGTGTTCGGCGGCAGGCCGGCTGCCAGGTGCGAGGTGCTGCAGGAGCGCTATCCCTATGGTGCCACGGGCCTGATCGGCAGCACCCTGCAGCGCGTCATTGGCGACAGGATCCGGCTGGCGGTTTATATCAATGGCTAGGATTAACGTCAATGTTCAGCTATCGGGCTTCAATGCAAGCGCAAGTGAGTTGCTATTGCGTGTGCCGCTTATCATGGCCAAGTATGGCGATGTACTAGGACCGCAGTTGAAGCAAGAGATCAAGGAAGTTCAATATCCTTGGCCAAATGAAACTAAGCGCTACGGCAAATACAGAAAAGCGAGCTCAGATAGGCAGCGCAAGCGTGTTCTGAAGGCGCAAGGTGGCTTGCCCTACACCATCGCAAGCAGCCCGCGAAACATTGTCGACTCCGGTGACTTCCTGCTGTCGCAGCGGCGCCAAGACAACCCGCGCGGATCGACTATCGCCTTCACCTGGGATCCGGTCAGCGACAGCGGTTTTCACTACGCCAAGGCCATCTTGGAAGGCTATAGCTATGTCACGAACAGCGGCCGAGCCGTGACCAGGCCCGGCCGCAACTGGATCAAGCCAGCGCTTGACAAACACCGGCTCGATCGCTTCTTCGTCCGCGAGTGGCGACGCCTCAGCCGCAGCGGTCGCCTCTAGGCCACCGTGGCCACGGTGAACAGCGGGGCGGTGTCACCCACGCCGACTACAGAGGAATCGGTGATGGTCAAGGTGTCGCCCACCTTGAACGATTTGCCGCCACTGACGATCGTCGCGGTCTGCACGACTCCAGAGCCGTTGACCGTGATCGTGGCCGTTGCTCCGACGCCGGAGACGTTGCCAGCAGCTGGTGTCACGGGCACCAGCGCAACGCCCGTTCCAGCGCTCAGGCCATTGCCAGGGGTGGTGATGGTCAGCGTTGCGATGGGATTGCCCTGCTGATAGGTCAACGGAGCACCGTAACCCTGCAAAGTGAATGAGACGGTCGCAATGCCGCCCCGAGCCGTTGTCTCCTGATAGTTGCTGACAAACGCAACTCCCGCGTCAACTTGCGGATTTGTGTTGCCACTTCCAACCAGCGGAAGAGCTCTGTAGACCTGGACTGTTGTGCCCGTGGCGCTGTTGTTGTCAGCCCTGCGCAACAGCTTGTAGCCATCGCTGGTTGTGTCCAGATTCAGCTGTAAAGGCATAGTCCAGCTCTTGCCAGTTACTAGCAGGCTGCCATAGCCGAACGGGGTCTGGTAGTCGGTCGCCGTCTGCGTCTCCGACGTCGTTTGCAGGCTGGCATCAGACAGGCTGAGGATCTCAGTCATGCCTGTCGAGCTAGTCGGAGGAGCGCTTGCTGTGGTGCCTTCTCTCAGCCAAAGCTGAATGTTAAGAGCAGCGAAATAGGCGCCGGTGGCCATGTCCAGTGGTGCGTTTCTCTAGGTTGCCTCACCCTCCTCCAACAGCTCCCACGGTGTTGGTCGATCGCACGTGTGCAGATCGAACCCGTGCACGTCATGCGCCAGGCCAGTGGTTGCCCGCAGCACATCCAGCAGATCATCATCTGTAATTGCCATCTCGCGACACACGTCTTTTGCAGCCATGCCTGAATCGAGCAGTCGGCGAGCCTGCATGCCGAGCAGCCGCGCGCGTTGCGTTGACGCTACGCCCCAGTTACCCGCGGCTTTGATTGCATGCAGAACCTCACCAGTAACGAAGCGGCCCAGGATTGTGCTGAAGGTCCCCTTCTCTGGATTCCAGATCCTTGCCGCTTTGATGAATGCAATATCAACGCTACTGTTTATATCTTCAGTCGGCAAACAGTTGCCGTATTTCTTCCGCATCCGGGCTTGGAACATGCCCACTAGCCTGATGTTATCCGCATACATCTTGCCAATCCTTCGCGATTCTTCCCGCGTCAGAGGCGTTGCCAGGTGATTCCTGGCGGCGGGCCTGTCGTCAGCCGGGCCGAACAGGTTGAGCTGCTGTTCGGCCACGGCTGGCACGATTCACGATCGAACTAGGCGGATGCTACGCGATCCACCGATAGGGGAGCTCAGGCAGAGGCAGCCCAGGGTCTGCCGCAGGCCCGGCAGCACGTTGAGCGCGTTCTGGTTGTTGGAAACGGCGCCATCCCTGAAATCAACCGAAATGACATCAACCCGCGCCGATCGAAGGCTGGCGTTGGGGATCCCTGGGATCAGCTCAGCATTGCCCGCTCCCTGGCCCCTAAGCAGGGTGGGACTGGCCAGCAGGGACTCTGCCAGGTCGAAGGTGGCTTGCTTGATCGGGGCTGGAATCTCGTCATCCTCGAACGACCACTCGCCGCATGCTGCGTCAGATCGGGGCCAGGCGAGAACCTGGGTGGAGCTGGCGCGGCTGCCGATCCACTCCAGTTGATCGAGGTAACGGGTCGCCATGATCAAGGCCCGGCCACGGTTATCGGTGGTCGCTGTGGTCCACGCGAGCGTCCCGAGGTAGTCGTCCGCCAGATCATCGGCCGCGGCCACGGTGATGTAGCTGTTGGCGTTGGTGGCGCCAGCTGTTGCGACAACGGTGACGGTCATGGCGCTAACCCTTATCTGACCAGAGCTTAACCGCCTGATCGAAGCTGATCTTGCCGTCAACCAGTCTCTGCCCCAGCGCCTTGCCGAAAATGGCCTTGGCCGTCTCTGGGTTGTCTTTCACCCATCGCGACGCCGCGGCCCTGAACGACAGCGGTTCGGCGCCGCGGTCACCAGTCGCCTCGCGGTTCACCGGTTCCCCGTTCGCGCGCGTGTCATTCCTCCACTTCCACGGCAGCAGGTAGCAGCGGCACTGGGGATGAGGAGACGTCTTGTTCTGGCCGTCGAAATAGGGGCCAGGCTCGCCCAGCTGGTACCGCGTGCCATCGAGCTTCAGGCACACCGGGCAAACCCGGGAATCGAGGATCGCGGTCCACACCAGCCCGTCGGGCCCCAGCCAGGCGGGATCGGTTTCATACGCGTAGATCATTTGCTGGGCGAAGCTCCCCGCCTCGTGGACGCCCGTGCGGATGGTCGCCTCGACCGCGTTGCCCACGGTGCGCACCACGGCGTTTTCGTAGGTGGCAAACACCTGGCCCCCGGCCACGTCCTGCAGCCCGAGCCTGATGAACCGCTCCACCCGATCGGCCACCAGCGCCGGCAGTCGGGAGAGCAACTGATTCTCCAACGTGGTCCCGGCCACCTGCACGCCACGGACGATCCGTGCCGCCTGCGCTGCGGTCATTTCTACAGTCGGCGCCGCCAGGTCCCCGCCGGCCATCTCGACCATCTGGCGGGCGAACCTCAGCTGGCTCTCCAGGAACGGCGCCAGAGCAGCGGTGAGCGTCTCCAGCTGGGGCAGGCTGAATGATTCGCGGACGCTGCGGGCAATGGCGGTGGTGACCCGGGCGATCGCTTCGTTGCGGCCAGGCTGCGGGGCAGTTACCCCGCTCTGGCCCACCACCCGCTCGACAGCCGCCAGCACCCGCCGCAGATCGCGAAGCGCCTGGCGGACCTGCTGATCCTCCAGGCGCTTCTGACGCAGGGCGTTCCTCAGGAAGGCCTCGATTTGGGCGGAAAGGTCAGCCACCGATAGGCTGCATAATGGTCAACGGCGCCGGCCAAAAACCATGGCGACGATGAATGTAGTTCCAGCCAAAGCCGCCGAGCAAAGGTCGCTTGCAAAACAACCAAACCACTCGGTTTAGGAGCGGAGGCCTGGTGTCTGCGATCACGACTTCCCCCGTGGCCAGGTTGCACGCGACAACGCGATGCAGCTTGCGGCCCAACGCATCGCGGACAACAGCGCCACGTGGATAGCGCTCCTTAAATCCGGGATCCCAGGCGGCAATCATGGTCAACCAAGCAGCTGTTTCAGCTTATCTATCGCTCAGCTCAGGTAGGCAGCAACCCTGCCGCTGGTGAGCCGAACGGTCTCGAACATCCCCAGCAGCAGGGTGCCAGCTGGGATCGGCATGCTGCCGAGGCTGTCGGGACAGCTCCGGCAGACC